CTGCACCAGAAAAAATATTATCTACATAATGAATAATATACTATTAAAAGTTCAACGATATCTTGATATTGTATCTAAGTCTCCTGTAAAGCTAGATGACAAGTTAGTTCAAGAGTTTGGTGAGGCATGTAAAAGTGCCTTACTAAAACAATTTGAAGATGCTAGAAGAGATAAGTTTGAACCTAGGATGTCTAATATAGGCAGACCTCTATGCCAATTACAGATGGAAGCTAAAGGTATTAAAGGTGAAGGGCAACCTTACAGTAATAAAATGCGAAATACTTTTGGTGATTTGATAGAAGCATTAGCTATATTTGTAATGAAGTCTGCTGATATAGAATTAAAAAATGAACAGAAAAAAGTTAAGTATGAATTTGATGGGGGAGAAATTGAAGGTAGACAAGATGTTGAAATTGATGGAAAGATATGGGATATTAAAAGTGCATCACCATATTCGTTTGAAAAAAAGTTTGGAGAAGCAGGTGGGTTTGAAGAAGTTGTTAGAGAAGATTCATTTGGTTATGCATCACAAGGCTTTCTATATAGTGAAAGTCAAAAGAAAAACTTTGGTGGTTGGATAGTAGTAAATAAATCTACAGGTGAGTGGGCAGTTTGTGAAACTCCTACATCACATGATGAGTATAAGAAAGCAGCATTAGATTCTGCAAAAACTAATTATAAAATTTTAAAAGAAGGTAAGCCATTTAAAAGATGCTTTAAAGATGTGGCAGAAACTTTTAGAACTAAACCTACTGGTAATAAAGTTTTAGGTTTTGTATGTTCATATTGTCCATACAAATTACCTTGTTGGGGTAAAGATAAATTACAGCTATTACCTCAGCAACAATCTAAAGGTAAAAATCCTAAATGGGTTTGGTATACAGAAGTCAATAATCCCAAAAAGGATGAGACTATAGAGGCAGGTGGTTAGTAGTTAGAGGGGTCTACTTGCCACCTACTCATTATGATGTTATATTTTATAGTATTTAAAAATAAAAAAGATAAAGACTATAAATTATTTACTAATATAATATTTAGTTTAGAGAAAGAAGCAGATGAGTTTGGAAAAAAAAGTATGAAAAGAAATTATGAACACAAAGTATTAGAATACAACGCAGATAATCGTGGGAAATATTGGGATGAAAAAAAAAGATAAGATAAATTATATTAATTCAGTTAAGGTAATAGTCACACCTTGGCAAAAAGGTTTTAACTGTAGCATTATGATGGATAGTCAATCAAGAATGTCTACTGAACAATACGAATTATGTTCTACAATAGCTAGAGGCATGATAAAAATGGCAACAACTGACCCTCACTCAACTTTCTTATGGGGTCTTCGTGGCTATGCAGAGGACAAGAAAAAAAATAAAGAAGATCTATCTATAAGTTCTGTTGCAGAATTTGATGATGAATCTAATGTTATTGATTTTCTTGAATATTTAAAAATGAAACGTGATAAGGAGTTAAACTAATGGCAACGCACTTAGTTATAGGTGACCCTCATTGTACACCTAAAGCAAACAATGATAGATTTCTGTGGGCAGGTAGACTAGCAGCAGATTATAAAGTTTCTCATGTAATATGTATGGGTGACTTTTGTAGTATGGATTCTTTATCCTCTTATGATAGAGGTAAAAAATCTTTTGAAGGTAGAAGATATCAACAGGATATGGATCATTCACATGAAGCATTATCTTTATTCAATAAAGGATTAGGTAATCATAGACCTAAAAAGATTATGATTCATGGCAATCATGAGGATAGGATTGATAGATTTGTAGATGAGAATCCAGAACTTGATGGTACATTAAAGATTAGTGATCTTAAATTTAAACAATATGGTTGGGAAGAAGTTAGATACAAAGCCTTAAAAGTTGTAGATGGTGTACATTATTCTCATCACTTACCATCTGGTATTATGGGATCTGCAATATCTGGTGAAAATATTGCTAGAAGTATATTGACAAAGCATAAGGTTTCTGCTACAGTAGGTCATAGTCATTTGTTAGATTATGCAGTATCAACATTACCTAGTGGTAAAAAGTTACATGCTTTATCTGCAGGATGTTATTTAAATCATACTGAACACTTTGCTAGAGATACTCAGCATATGTGGTGGAGTGGTTTAATAGTTAAGAGAGAAGTAAAAGATGGTAATTATAATATGGAGTTAATTGATATCAAAACTGTTAGGAGGGAATATGGTAAAAGATAAACGTACATATACAAGTAAGATAGATCATGGTCATGATATGTCATATGAGAATGAGGTTAAGTATGATAATGTAAATGCACCATCACACTATCTTCATGGTAAAAAAGAAACAATAGATGTTATTAATGATTGTATGACTAGTGATGAGTTTCATGGATACTTAAAAGGTAATATCTTAAAATATGTTTCTAGATATAAATTTAAAGGTGAGCCATTAGAAGATTTACATAAGGCTCAATGGTATCTTAATAGATTAGTTAAGGAGGTAAACAATGGGGCTAGTTAAACAAGCCATACTTGAGGTAGAAGATTTTGTTGCAGGTTGTTTGCAAGAAGGTAGAACTTTAAATCAAACTATTAGAGATGCAAGAGAATCTAAAACAGCAAAAGCTAATCCTTATTTTGATGATGAGGAATTAGTAGAAAATAAATACTATCAATTTAAAGGAGCAGAGTAATGAAAGAAACAATTATGAATGCCTTGAAGAAAAAATATGAGGCAGAGATAGAAGTAGCAAAAGCTACTATAGCAATATATGTAGACAAACCTGCAGGTGTTGGAGATCATCCAAATATTGTAGGTGAAGTAGACAAGCAATTAGAAATAATAGGATGTGCAAAAGATAAATTAAGAGTTATCGAAAAGGACTATCCTAACGAAGATGATATACCATTTTAATAGGAGGATAAATGACTGAAGAAAAGAAAGAAACACAAAAACCTACACCACGAATGTATAACATAGACTCTGAAAAACTTATGGATATTATGCGATACTTAATGACAAGACCTTATGGTGAGGTTGTTAAACTGATGAACTCTCTATCTACACTTACACCTGTAAATACAGATGGAGGGAAAGATGTCGGAAAAAAATAAGACCAAACAATATACAGGTTTACTATTTGAATTAAAGATAGGTTTGAATGAAAAAAATTCTATCGTTATTGATTATGGTGGTAAGCCTGTAGGTAAAATAAGAGAGGCATTAAAAGGTTTACCTTATCATGGTAACTTATGTGCTGCTATAATTAATCATGCTAACTCAATGGGTAAGAAATTAGAAGATGATATTAGGCAAATTATACAAAAGGTATAGAAATGAAAAAAGACGTTAAAGAAGTAATAAAACAAGAAGAAGTACATTTAAATAATCTTCTTAGTAAAGAAGACTTATCATCTTTCAAAGGTATGGTTGATGAGTTAAGAGATACATGGACTAAGAAACAAATGTTTAGAACAGAAACAGAGGCAAGGTTTTCTGTACTACAAGATAATAGATATCCAACTAAAGCTGCAAAGTATTGGCAGTGTGTAAGAGAACAATCTAGCTACTTAGATAATCTTATGGCTTTGTCCTTTGACTATAGAAGAAATGAAGCAAAGATTATTTGGTTAGAGAAAAAAATAGATAAAGAAAAAGATGAATATAAAGCTACTAAATATCAAATAGATTTAGATGAATGTAAATTTAGTAAAGCATCTATGGAGAAAGTTGCAAGGCATAGGATGCGTGAGATTAAGATGTGGTCTAAACTAAAAGCTGAGTTTAATGATGGATCATTTAATGACAAAGATGTTAATCAACATCAACTAGAATCATATGGATTACAATATCATGAAAAGGCAAAAACATTAAATGCTAATTCTAGTGAAGCTGAAATATTTAATGTAATGGGACAATTACAATCATTACAAAGAATAAAAAAATCTGGTGAATTAGAAAGTAGTTATAAAGAAGCAGAGCAACTAATTGATAATGGTAAACCAAAAGATTAATTTTGATTTTATATTTTTAGGACAATCAGTTTTAAAATATCAAGTACCTTTAGATATTTTTAATTCTATTAACCATATATATGAAACTAATTTTCATAATTTATATAAAGCTAATAAACAATTAGTTGGTAAGATAGAAAAAGAACATTCTCTTTTTTACCATGGTGCAGATCAAACAAAGATGAAAAATCATAATATGTTGCCAAAAAATATAACAAGTTATTTTATGGATATGTTTAAACATTATTTATCTTTTAATAAAATACGAGACTATGATCTACATCTTAATTCTATTTGGGTTAACGAAATGAAACAACATGAATACAATCCTGCACATATACACAGAGGTATGCTCTTTACTGGACTATCTAGTGTAATGATTTTAAAATTACCATCAACATATGGTAAAGAATATTCTGCAGAACAAGTGCAACAGAATGGCAGACTACAAATATTAGGTGCAGCTAATGGTCAGTTTGCAAAGATAGATTATCAACCACCTATGGATCTTAGAGACTTCTATATTTTTCCATATGATATGAGGCATTGTGTATATCCATTTAATGGTACTACTGAAACTAGAAGAACACTCGCTGCAAACTGTGATGTTCAATTTGATCCTGTAAAAAATAGAGGTGCAGTATGATACTAACAGAACCAAGATGGAAATCTTATATAGTAGAAACAACAACACCAATATTTACACCTAAACAATGTCAGATGATTATTAATGCAGGAAGATCCGAACCTAAACAAAAAGCATATGTTGGAAATAAACAAGGAATTAAAGGTGCAACTCTTGATACTAAAACTAGAACTTCACATATTAGTTGGATACCATTTAAAAAAATGTCTGACATGTACAAAGATATAGAAAAAATTATGAAGACCACAAATGGTAATCATTTTGGTTTTGATGGAATGCAGATAACCGAGATGGCACAATACACAGAATATCCAGAAGGTGGATTCTATGAGTGGCATGTAGATAATGATGTAAACTGTCAACACGAACCCCCTGTTAGAAAAATATCTATGACATGTTTGTTATCACCAAATAATGAGTTTGAAGGTGGTGATTTAGAATTAATGACTGAAGGTAAGATTGCAAAGATAAAACAAGGTCATGCAATATTTTTTGCATCATTCATAAGGCATAGAGTTAAACCTGTAATACGAGGTAATAGAAAATCTTTAGTTATGTGGTTTGGAGGCACGCCACTTAAATGATTAGAGAATTACATTTTCCAACACCTATCTATATTGCAGATATAAAACATCCTACTCTTAATCAAGAACTAGAAAGAGATATTATATCTTGGTCTAAACAAGATAAAGGTATTGTTAGAACTAATGTGCAAGGTTGGCATTCAACTACTAATATGCATGAAATACCTGAATTTAAAAAATTAGTTGATATGTTATATGCTTGTCAAAAAACTATTTATAGTCAAGAGCATTTAGACAGTGAACCTGTATTAGGTAATATGTGGGCTAACATTAATCCACCAGGTGGAATGAATAGAGCACATCAACATCCTAATTCTTTGTGGTCTGGTGTTTACTATATTAAAGCACCAAAAAATTGTGGACATTTAAAAATAGATGACCCAAGATCCTCAGCTGCTATGTGTAGACCAAGACAAAAAGAAGGAAAAAAACCACAAAGACTATATAGAGAAACACACTATGAGCCTATTGCTGGAAGATGTATTATGTTCCCATCTTGGTTAATGCATTGTGTAGATCCAAATCAATCTAATGATATTAGAATATCAGTATCATTTAATTTTTTACAAAAAGGTATGTATATATGACATTTAAAATAAAAAAATATCAAGTAATTAAAAATGCAATTAGTTATGAACTAGCTAATTTTGTATACAATTATTTTATGCTTAAAAGAGATGCTGTAAATTTTATGTATAAAAATAATATAAACTATGAGTCACCTTTGCTAGGTACTTGGGGAGATCAGCAAGTTCCTAATACATATTCTCATTACTCTGATTTTGTAATGGAAACATTATTAATGAAAGTATTACCTAAAATGCAACAGGAGACAGGATTAGAGTTAGTTCCAACATATTCTTATGCAAGAATATATAAAAAAGGTGACATATTAAAACGACATAAAGATAGACCTAGCTGTGAGATATCAACTACTGTGCATTTAGGCGGAGATAAGTGGTCTATATTTATAGATGGCACAGGTTCTGACAATGTTATTAATGAGTATAAAAACATACACAAACCTAATGCACCTAAGGGTACTGAGGTATTACTTGATGTAGGTGATATGTTAGTATATAGTGGCTGTGAATTAGAACACTGGAGAGAACCATTAGAAGGTGATAACTGTGCACAAGTATTTTTACATTATAATCATTTAAATGGTAAATTTGCAAAATCAAATATGTTTGATAAAAGACCTATGTTAGGAGTACCTGCATATGTTAAATAAATTTAGATATTACTTTTGGCACAACCCTATAATGTGTAAGTTAGAAGGTTGTATTGTATCATTAAGTAGTTGGATTTGGACTAAACGATGGGGTGATAGAGATCTCTATCGTAAGACCAAAAAAAAAGACACTTAGAGTAAAACTCTAAATGTCTTGTGTTGCCTGCGATGTGGGGAGTTTAATAGCTCCCCTTTTTATTTTAAATAATCCATTTGCTGATTCATAGGTTTTATTTTAGGAACCAACATATTCTCTGTTTGCATTATAGGTTTAATGTTATTAGTGTATACAGATGTAAGTAAGTTTGTGTAATTAGGATTTTGTGCATATGGACTTTCACCCATACTTTGAAACATATTTTCTACGTTATCCATAGATTCTATAACATTTTTGTATCTTTCATCACTTACCATTAAATTATAAAATGCTCTTATGCTAGCTTTACTATCATCAAAACTTCTAAGTTTAGCACCACCTGTAGTTTCTAAAAATTTTTGATCACCTGTTGCATGCATACCAAAAAAATTATTAGCATTCTTTGCAG